CACAACTCACTGTCAATCGTGTGTAAGGCAATCGTGGATAATCTGTTGGATGGAACACCTGTAGAGAAAACCATCGGCGAGTGTACCGACCCGTTTGCATTTCAGATGATTGCCAAGGCGGGCGGAACATACGAACAGGTGGTGCATGTGTTCGAGGGAGGAGAGCGTCAAGTCAACAAGGTCAATCGTATCTATGCTTCACCACTTCAGAACCTTGGTGCAGTGTACAAGGTAAAGGCAGACGGAAGGCGTGATAGACAAGCCTCCTGTCCAGAACATGCAATAATTGATAATGAAGGCACAATTACTATTGACAAATTGGATAAGCAGTGGTACATTGACCTTGCAAACGAAAGACTTCTCAAGTTCAGAGGAGCGAAACCAGAGAGAAAGAAGAGAGGAAAGAAAATGGAAGATGAAGAGATTGTGGTAATCGAGGACGATGAACCGGTAGAAATGGAAGTCAAGAAAAAGACTCGCAAACCGACCCAGAAGAAGGAGAAAAAAATGGGAGAAGTAGTGAAAGAGGAAGTGAAAGATGGGGTCAGCACACCGACACCTGTGAAGACAGTAATGAGTTTCGAAGAGAAGCTGTTCAAGCTCGGGCAGGACATTGCAGAGATGTCCACCAAGATGGAGAAGGACGGGTACAACAGTGCTCAATCGTATGAGTATGTGAAAGCGGCACAGTACAAGACCATGCTTCGTAAGGCACTGGCAATGAATCGCCTTCGCTTCACCGTCAACGATGTGCAGTCAAACGTGTCTGATGTGCTCAAGGGCGATAAGATGGTGTTAACTCAATACCACGCACAGCTTGTCATCAAGGACGTTGACAGTGATGAGAGTGAGTCATACCTCATTTGGTCGCAGGGTGCCGACATGCTGGACAAGGGATTGTCCAAAGCAAAGACGCTTGCAATCAAGGACTTTGTGAAGAACGAGTTCTTGGTGTCCGACGGAGAGGACGACCCTGAGGCCGATATTGGGAATTCTTTTACCAAGAAAGCTTTCGTTTCTCCTACCGAGAAGAAGGACATTGTAAGCGGTATCCTGACCAAGACGAGTGCCATCTCGGATGAGCAGAAGGCTATCATCACCAAGATGATTGGTGCCATCCGTGAGAAGTCTGGCGACGATGGGTACGGTGAGAAAACACTCGCCAAGCTCGACACCATGACCGCAACCGAGGCAACTGTCGCTCTGACCAAGCTGGAGCTCAAGGGGAACGAGTATGGACTGGAAGTTTAACGCTGAACGAAATCGGGTGGTGCTCTCCGCACCCCCGAGAAGCACCTTGAGGCTCACTGCCACCCGTCTCGGCTCTGTCCTTGACATGAACCCATGGCAGACCGCTTTCAGTGCTTGGTGTGAGATTACCAAGGTATACAAGCGTCCTTTCGAGGATACCAAGTATACGTTGGCAGGTAAGGCCATCGAACCAATCATCATCGACTATCTTCGTAAATATTTTGAAACTGGTGTGGTTTCCCCGGAGGAATTTTTTGGAAACCGCTATAAGGAAGTCAAGTACAACTTCTATCCTGACATCAAGGTATTCGGAGGGATGTGGGATGCCAAGATTATCAATCACAGACGTGAGAGCGTTGCTGTCATTGAAATCAAGACATCTTCCCGCCCACAGGACTGGGTTGATGGTGTACCCGATGAGAAGCTCGCACAGGCGCTCATGTACGGCCATCTGGAAGGAGCTCGTACCACGTATGTGGTAGTTGCGTTTCTCGAAGAAGATGATTATGCTCATCCCGAGCTCTTTGTTCCTGTTGAAGGTAAGAATCTCAAGGTGATTCCTTTCGATACCGAAACAACGAAGGTGATGTTCCACGGCGAGCCCTGCACCATCAGTGAGCTGATGGTATATGCTGAGCAGTGGTGGGACGCCTACGTCAAGACGGGCATTTCTCCCGAGTTCGACGAGGACAGAGACGCTGAGATTCTCAAGGAATTGCGAACACAACGCCCCGACGAGGCCGATGGCACACTTGGAGAACTGATTATCGCACTGGAAGGCTTGCAATCAGAAGTTGAACGTGCTAGAATCAAGGTGGGATTGGATGTCATGGAGAAACAACTCGATGACGCAAAGAAGGCTCTGAAGCGGGAGATGGAAAAGCTCCTTGCTCCCGATTCAGACAGACTGGTAATCGGGTCGTGGCAACTTGCCAAGACAATCACAGAGAGCGTTGACAAGGACAAACTCATAGAAGATGGACTGTATGACGCATACAAAAAGACAAGCGTGAGCATGAGACTCACCCAGAAGAAAGGAGACAAATGATGATTAAGATTGCAAAGAGTGGTTTCAAGATGGTTCCAGAGGGGGAGCAGGTACTTACGGTGAAAAGCGTGAAGGCGCTTCCTTCCGCACGACCGCAGGTGATTGAGTTTGAATGGGTTCATGCCGATGGAGGGATAATCAAGGAGACTTTCAAGACTTCCGTTCCTAAGGCCATGGATATTCTTGGTAAACGTTGCGACATCGCTCTTAATGGAAAGTTGCCAGAGGGCACTGAAATCAGTGAGCACGACCTTCCAGACATCTTCAACGGCAAGACTTTCACAGCTTTCGTCGTCCACAATCACGTGACGGGAAATGACGGCAAGGACAGGACTTTTGTCAACATCAAGTACATCATTGATTTGGTGGGCGATACGGATGAGGTTCCCGACGAGTACGCAGAGGACGAGGATGACGACCTCTAAGTCAGAGACCTCCCTCAAGAATAAATGTGCAGACTGGCTTAAACGCCAGTCTCACGTTTGGTTCTTCAAGGTGTTCGGTAACGGTATTCAAGCGGGAGGTGTTCCCGACTTCATCATCTGTTATCGTGGTAGGTTCATTGCGATAGAGCTCAAGCGACCCGACGGGCAAGGAAAGCTGGAGAAGCGACAGGAAGCACAACTGAGGCGTATCAGTGGAGCTGGTGGAGTAGCATTGGTGATTGATTCGTTTGATGATTTCAAGCGAGCGTTTGAAACAATAGACAGAGAGGAGGCTTTCGTATGATAGAATTGACAGTACGGATTGAAGAGAAAGAAGGAGAGGTTTGGTGTACCGCTCAAACATGTGAGTGGGGCTTTGCTACCGATAAAGAGCGTACGGTACTCAAGGAGGACTTTTTCCCACTCCTAGATGATGATAAACACACCATGGGTGCACTGAAGGGGTTTAACACCACGGAGGACGATGACGCTCAGTTGGAGCTCGACCTTGATTTGGGCGACGACCCCTTCGATGATGAAGAGTTTGATGAGTACCTCGACAATTGAGGCGATGGTAGACTTGCTTTGGGCAATGCTTCCGAGGACGATTCATTGTTCTAAACATACCGACAGCGACAACAAAGCCCCCTCACGGGGGCTGTTCTTTTTGCGGTCAAGTGTTACTCGACGATGGTCTCTATGATTGACCAGTAATGACCTTCCATGTCCTTGTAGTAGTGTTCAAGTTGTTTAGCGTAGGACAGCGAGCGTATGAGATATGCACCAGTCACTCGCAATGCATTGTCGTCTTTCGGTACTGGCTCGAACACGGGACGCTCGGGTGGTGACACGAGCTTACTATACTTTTGAATATCATACTCTGGAGTATCAACGGTCTTACATCCCAGCGTTAAAATCAGCAAGAGCATCATTGACAGCATCAATAATGTCCTCATCGGTTTCGGCTTTCTCAACCTCATGGACTTTCTCCTCCTCTTTTTTCTTGACATTTTCTCGTTCTTTGTACGCATCCTTGGGTGCTTGACTTTCAGCGGTCGAGATTTTTTGTTGTTTCTTCTGCTTCTGTATCTCTTCCTGTGCTTTTTCGACTTTCCTTTTCAATGCGTCTATCCTAGTAGCCTGTATCCCAAGCAGAGAGAGCAGTATGATTACCAACAGCCCTCCACCTATCTTAGCATATAATTTTAATTTTTCAAACATACCTCTACTCCTTTGAGAATATACCTACCAGTGTGTCTATCCTAGTAAGCTATTTCGGATTTTTCACTTTATCAGTAATCTTACTCGCACCAATGGACACTAACAGAGTCACGAACATCGGTGTATACGATGCAAGAAACTGTGTATAACTGGCCATGGAAAAGATGTTTGGTAAAAATGAACCGACCGCCCCTACAATGGCAAAGAATGTCAGTAAGACAAGAGTGAGATTTTTAGCTATATTCTTCATATTCCTCCAATCGTGGATTGTCTCCACCAAGTGTTGAGTTATATCCTTCATTGTATGTATCGAATAAGTCGATGTAAAGTTCTTCCATTCGATTTAAGTCGTAGAGTGGTATATCATCTTCCACTACCGTCCATGTGAAGTTCTCTACTCCGTACTTACGTATGGCACACGAGATACTCATATGTCCACCCTTCTGGGCGGTCTCGATGTGCTGTCTGCGTCGTACTGATAATGGGTTGCAGGTCTGACCTATGTACATCTTACCGTTGATACGGTTGGTGATGCAATAAATCAGACCCTTTCGTTTCTTCTGCTTTCGTATGATAATCATATAATAATCAGATACGCTACAATAATCCCAAGCACATCGGCAACCAAATCCCCAACACTGAACTTGCTCTTCTTGATGTACAAGTCGTAAAACTCTTTCACCACACCAACAAGGATAGCCATTGCAATACCAAAATTCACGCTCCATGTAATAGACGATTCCCACTTGATGATTGC